ATGTATTCCTGCTTAAACGCAAAGCTGGATAGCGTCTTCTTAGCCGACTCGATCTCGTCGGGGTCAATTAGCGGGTTGTCTTTGGTGGTGAAGTGCCAGCTCTTCCAATCGGGGTCGTAGTTCTTATCGTCTTTGTCAACGTCGCCTAAGTTGTACAAATCGTAAAACCAATTCCTACCCTTGGGTGTACCAATGAACATGGCGCGACCCTTCTTATCCGACAACGACGCGCGTACAACCTGCTCCCACGTTTCTGGCTTAATGTCGGCCACTTCATCCAGCACGGCGTAGGTCAAGGACACACCGCGCAGGGTATCGGGTCGGTCAGCCCCGCGAACGTAGATGGCCGCGCCATTGATTAGGGTGATGTCCTGATTATTGATGTGGCTGTTGGCAATAACTTCACGCCCTAAGTCTAGCAACACGTTCCAGATAATCTGTCGTGCCTGACCATTGGTCGGAGCCACATACAGCACCGCCGAGCCAGCGGGGCAACGTAAACCCTCGATCAATAGCGTAGTGGCCGCTAACCTAGACTTACCGCAACGGCGACCCGCGGCCACCACTTTGAAGCGCGAGATGTCGGTGAAAACTTCTTGCTGCCACGGCAGGAGTTGGAAATTAAGGTCGGCCATATAGGTCTATTTGCTCGTAGTTAGGTTTGGCAACAAACATATCATCTTGTTTTGTGGCTTGTTCAATCCGTTGGCAAGCAATGTCAAAGTATTTTGGCTCACGCTCAATGCCAATAAACTTGCGCCCCATTTGAATAGACGCCACGCCTGTCGTGCCGGAACCCATGAAAGGGTCAAGGATGGTTTCGGGGTTGCCAGCTTGGTCAACGCACCATTTCATTAGCGCTATTGGCTTTTGTGTCGGATGGCCATTTCGTTGTTCACCACCTTGGCGCAACATTCCGTTCCACATCCATTCAAATTTTCGAACTGGTTTTTTCATATTAGTCCACGCCAGTTCGCAATCAGCAAAATTGCCATTAACCTTTTTATCCCACACCAACCAGCATTGACTAGCTGGCAAACCGTAATAATTGCCGCCCCAAAAAATAATCGTCTCACCTTTTGTCATTATTAGGTTAGCAAGATCAAGGCTCATTGGTTGGTCATCCCACCCACTTGCAACATACACCCCCTTTGGGGCAGCCATTTGGCCACTTTGGTGACCACTACTGGCCGCCATTTGTTTATCAATGCTTATCCCATAAGGAGGGTCAGTAATCACCGCATCAACCTTTGGTAGCGTAGGCAGTATGTCCATGCAATCGCCAAGGTAGAGCGTTGCATCGCCAATAATGGTGGGGTTATTCATGCCCTTGCTCCATATCAATCGTGTCAGGCTGGGATGGCGATATTAGCAACGGCTCACCCCCCAAGCCAGTGATATTAATCGTAACAGCGTTGCGTTGACTAGAGGCTTTCTCAAACAGACTAATCGGCAAAGCTCGATCCATGCACATCTTGATGGCTGCCATTTGGCCTGGGTGGCCATCCGTCAAAGCAATCTGCACCACCTTCTCGACCACGTCCTTGCCGGACGACCTGATGATGATCTCTTTCAACTCCTTGATCCGTTGGTTGTCAGTCTTCGGTAAGGTGGCCGGAGGATTGGCAGCGAACTTTTGAATCGTTAGCTTCTCGGGACGGCCTCTTTTTTTTGCTGGTGTTGTGGTTGTCATAATTTTCCTAGTTTCGTTTTTTTTGAGGGGAGGAGGCATCAACAAAAATTTTCTCTCAGCCCCGACCTCCCCCCCCTATCAAAAAGTTAACAAAAAATGTTAGTAAGCGCTAACTAATAGCAAAAACCTATGAGTCGCATTTTACATAACGCTGGTTACGCGACATTCAAACATTACGTTAGCGAAAATCTATAGCGGGGTGTACGTTTCGTTATTATTCCGGCATCGGTCGTTAGAAAATTAGCAATAAAAAAAGAGGGGGGGGGGCGAAAAATAAAACAAAAGAGGCGGGGGGAGCTTCCTCGGGGTACCTGCGAACAATTCCGTTTTGTTCGCTTTTGTTCGTTTGTTTTCGTTTCATGTTCGTTTGTGTTCGTTTGCTTTCGTTTTACCGGCCAGAATAAAATCTTAAAGAACGCCATCTCAAACACCCTCTAAAACCCACCAGATCGCTCTGTATTCAATCTTTGTCGCTCGTTAGTATCTCCGCATAGGAATTCTTCAAAATCGATTCTAGGGCGGTATCCGTGGCTCCAAAGAACTTGATATATTTCCAGCAAGTTTTTAAACCCTTTAGACAAATCACCATCACCCGCAGCCGCCAGTATCAATTTATCGGTATCGGATAACTGCCGGTTGAACCATTTGCTTTTCGTACTCGATGGTCGTCCACCTGGCATTCTTTTCCCCTCAAAAACTGATAATAAAAAACCAACAATAAAAAAGTACCAAAAAACTAACAAATCAAAATCTCTAAACTTAACCAACCCTGACCCTGCTGGCATTGACCCTTGACCCTAACCCTAAGGGTTAGGGGTCAGGGAGGGTCAACTTTTGCCATCTTTTGCCCCTTTTTGACCCTAGTCAGGGTCATGACCCTAGGGTCATTTAGGGTCAACTTTTCTGATGCTAAGATACTAACCATTCTTCCGTAAAAGCAGTGCATTCGTTTCCAATTCATTAACCATTATCCACCCATGTTCGCTGGCTTGAATCATCCCTGACTGCATCAAATACCCGATTAATTTATCGGTGTAGCTCGGATTAATCATGTTCCTGATCGTTCGTTCGGCGTTGCCATCCTTGGCGAGTTTCTCTTTCAGCGCCGATCTAGACAGGTACGGCTGATCGTTAATGACTTCAGCGCCTGAATCAAACCACGCATTTTCGAACATTTTCCGAAAGCCTTCGGTCTTAGAGTCCCTTTTATCCCTTGCTGGTGCCAATGATTCGACCACGACCGCGCTAGTTACTGGCTGATTATCCTCGTCCCTCCAGCCGGTAATGGCCACGGATTGCAGGGATAGGAAGACCGGCTCGGTCATTTCGGCGTCTTTCGACTTACGTTGCACCAGCTTCATTGGCGTGGTGTCCGTGCCAGGCACCACCGATATTTCAATATCCAAGGCTCCGCGCCACGCACTTGAGCCTCGGGCTCGGTGCTGCGCCTCTTCCGATACGCCGGTGTGATGCACCAATATGACCGAGCAATCGAACTCGTTCATCAGGTTATTGCACGAATCCAGCATGGTCTTAGCGTCTTGGGCGCTGTTCTCGTCCCCTGATAGAAAGCGGTGCAGGGTATCGACCACGATAACGGCGGGCTGTTTGATGCCTCGGATTTGCTGCACCACCTTTAAATAACCGGCGGGCGTGTTTAAATCGCAGCCGTCCTTGGATAGCCACATATTGATGGGTGTGGTGATTTGATGGTGCTGTTTCCATGCGGCTACGCGACCGCGCAAGCCGTGGTGACCTTCACCGGCTAAATAGACCACGTTGCCGGATTTGACCTTGTTGCCGCACCATTCAGGCACAGAACTGGCCATGCGTAAGCACCAATCCAAAACGACAAAGGTTTTGCCGCCACCCGATGGGCCATGCACCATCACCAAGGCATTCGATTGCACCCAACGCTTAACTAGCCATGAAATCGGGGCGGGTTTGGCACAGAACTCGTCAATCGGTACTAACCAGCCTTCGATGGGTGGATTAAGTAAGGCTAGAAGGTCGTGGCCATCTTTGACGTAATCGTTCGCGTCGCCTTGGATCGGCGGCAGGATCATTTCAGCGCCAAACTTGGCGCAGGATTGCTCGGCGTAGCGCTGGCCAACGCCAGAGGCGTCGTTGTCAGCCACAATCACGATGCTTTGCTGAACACCGTAAGTGTCGCGCAGAATGCCGGTGACAGGCACAAGGTTAGAAGCCGAATAGGCCACGACGCAAGGTCGGTTGGTTGTTTCGTGGATCGTTGCGGCAGTAGCAAATCCTTCGGCCAAATACAAAACGCCAGGCTCGTCCATCGTGCCAATCATCAGGTATTTGCCGCCGGTCTGGCCGCCAGGGTGATATAGCTTATTCCCATCGCCATCAATGTACTGAATGCTCGATAACACGCCGTCGGTGCCATACAAAGGCACCATCAACCTGCCGTCGCCGGTAATGCGCGAGCCGTGAGGCTTAATGCCCTTGCGCTGCAAATACGGATGATCTGGCGAGGCCAAGCCACCACCAACCCATATTTTCTCAACCGTATCGGCGGCGACTTCGTGCTTGCGCTGTATCTCGGCGTCGCGCAGGGTCTTGGCCTCGGTCAAGCGCCGAACAAAGGTCATTTCCTCGGAGTCGGACAATTTACGGCCAACGTCGGCGCGAAAGGTTTGCTCGATGCCCATGCGCCAACAACCAAACCGACCGGCTGGGATGCCATCGCCAAAGATCAAATACCAGCCTGGCTTATCGCCGTGGTTGCCAGAGCCTTTGGTGCCAGACTTAAAACGGTGGATTTTGCCGTCCATCCGTATTTGATCTGGCGGCTCTAAACCTAGCGAAACCATTGCATCAATTAATTGTTGTTCGGGTGAAGCTAATACTTTTTCTGGTGGTGGTGACCAAGGGCCGCCAAAGATATTGGATAAATCAGCCATCAATCAATGTCCCTGAGAAATAATCATTTAGCAATTTAATAACTTTATAGGTGGGATTTGCATCCAGGTTGTCTCTTATATCTCGCAAGGTATTGTAGTGAACGCCTGTAGCTTTGACGATCATGCCAAGGCGGCGATCCTGTAATTTATCTCTAATTTCGTCCAAAGTTAGCATTTATATTCCCCTGTCACTTTTTTACATCAAAGTGTTGACATCCTACTTTGTATTCGGTAATCTTGCAAGCAATCGCCAACCAGATTGTCTGACCGGCGAGTAACTCTTAGGAGGTTTTATGCTGAAAGTAACATTCCACACTTATTCAAAACTGTTGAATAAAGAGTTTTTTAACGTCGAAACTCACAGATCATTGGCTGATGCCAATCTTCGTGCCTTGGCTCTCAACTGGACAATTTACAAAGTTGAGGAGGCATAAATCATGATTATTTCAGAAGATGCAAAAGCCATCTATTCGCAATACGGCATCGATTTAGATGACGTTGACGCTGTATTGGTGGCGCATAACTGCAACACGAAAGCAGTTGCAAGTAGTAAGACCGCTGAAGAGTGGGCGCATACATGGGCGAAGGCTGAAAACGTCGCGCGACGCGTCGCAACCAATTTGACCTATGAGGAGGCGAGTCGTGGCTATTAATCTCAAATCAACCGGCAACTTAGCTGGTAATGGCGTCAAGCTCTTAGTGTACGGCCAAGCCGGTGCGGGTAAGACTAGCCTTATCCCGACGCTGCCTAACCCAATCGTTTTAAGCGCCGAAGGTGGCCTTCTATCGATTCAGGATGCCGAATTACCATACATCGAAATCACCACGATGGCAGAGCTGCAAGAAGCCTATAAATGGCTAAATGAATCTGCGGAGGCTGCGCAGTTTGAATCGGTGGCCATTGACAGCATTTCGGAGATCGCCGAGGTGTGCTTGAACTACGAGAAAAAGGTCAACAAAGACCCTCGCGCTGCCTACGGTGCCATGCAGGAACAAATGGCCGATATTATTCGCGTCTTCCGTGACCTGCCAGCAAAGCACGTTTATATGAGCGCAAAACTCGAAAAGACGCAGGATGAAATGGGTCGAATTCTTTATGCGCCAAGTATGCCTGGCAACAAAACAGGTCAATCGCTACCGTATTTTTTCGACGAAGTTCTTGCGCTTAGAGTTGAGCGCGATGCCGAGGGAAACAGTCAACGTGCCTTGATGTGTGATAGCGATGGCCTGTGGTTAGCTAAGGATCGCTCTGGCAAGCTCGAGGCTTGGGAAGCACCTGACCTGTCAATGATTATTGCAAAGATTGGAGCCAAGGCATGAACATCAACATCGCTATCGTTATAGCTCTGGCCATCTTTGCTGAAACTATCGTGGGGTGGATTCTATGAACGACATTGAAGCACTGAGCAAAGAATGGACAATTGCCAAGAATGATGAAACAACGGCGACAAACTACCGTCGCCAGATCGAGGACAAATTGGTTAAGCAGTTTTTGATCCTTGAATCGTTTGAGGGAACGCAAAACCGTCAAGTTGGCCAGTATGTGATCAAGATTGAAGGACGAATGAATCGCAAAGTTAACGCCGACAAGTTGCAAGAGTTGGCGGCTGCAAACGGACTTGAGGCGCATTTAAGCAGTTTGTTTCGCTGGAAACCTGAGATTGCTGCGGCGGCTTGGAAAGCAGCGGATGAGAGCATCACCAAACCTTTGTTGGGAGCCATTACCACAACGCCAGGCAGACCAACATTTACCATCACCCTGTTAGGAGACG